TGTTTTGTATCCAATGATACTACTGTACTTATCATAGTACGGTGCAAACACCATCTCGTTTGGCATAACATGGATGCCGAACTCAGACCTAAGAAAACCTACCGGAGGCAGGCAAGGATGAGTTTTCTGATAGTGGAAATGCCATATACGAGCAGACCTGTCATCATGGCGAGGATTAGGCCAACGAAATTCACGACCCATTATCTCTGGAGTGGTGTAGTCAACTCCATTAGATAACTGGGTAGCGTACAACACACGAGCTAAATCAATAGCTTGTTGTGTACTCCAATCAGTTTTGAAACGTAAGATAAGATCAATAGAAGAACCTTGAAATCCTTCAGCGAAATCACCTACACGCCATTCGTTACGTTGATTGCGATAGACATCAAGAGAAGGATTCTTATCTTCCCGAAAGGGACTTGAATAAGATAACCTAATCTTGCCGACTATCTGAGGTTCGTGACCAAAGTAAGATAAGACGACAGCCGGATGTAGTTCTTTCCGCAGAGTTCTAGCGTTAGCTTGTTGTGCTACAGAGTTCGCTACATCCGGTGTCATTCCCTTATCCCCCTAAAATTCTTCTATGGTTTCGTTAAGTGCCATGTATGTGCAACGAAGCCAAGGCCGTTGTGGGTCCCTGTCATTCTCATCAAAGGTAGTACGTACCTTTAGTTTTGCACCCATCAAGGCACGCTCAATTTCCATTTCATCAGGATCTTTAGCCCAGAAAGCTTCGTTAGCTACAGACGTAGCGGCCTCAAGCTTCGCAAATGCCATAGCATTGGCTCGACCATTAGATGAAAAGTAGGTGTTATCCCAGAAACGTTCTCCAGAATCTTCACCACCTACAACTTCGTGCCACAAACTAACAGATGGAAATCCGTTAGCTGTTTCACCAACACGACACTCAACAACGACTGTCGTATATTCGCCACCCTCTTCGGGTGTCCACCGCTCTTCTGCTGAAGAACGTAAATCACTAAATGAAGGCATAATCTTCTCCTTTGTTTATTTTATTTATTTAGCGTTTCTAATATTTTTTCAATAGTAGGATCAACAATGTATCCTTTATCATGCTGTTCTGCAATTTGCCACAAACGACATTTAGCATCAACAAGATCAGTAGGTTCAAACTGCATAAGCTGACGAAGCTCGCCTTGCTTATCACGTTGCAGTTTCATAAACCCATGTATGTCTACTAAACCTGGCAAACGTTTACGTATCTGACCTTCCAACAATGGGCGCATGTAATGAGCCTCACGATCAGTAGCAGATATCAAACAAACATTCATAGGTTTCTTAGCACTAGGTTCAACAACAGACAAGAGATCCTCACACTGCATAAGCATATGATTAAGCACACGATTCCACGCATGGAACGTAAACTCAGCATCAGGATTAAACTCTTGGTTAGGTTGTTGAAGTTCACGCTTTAACTTTGTCTGATACAAAGTCAAGCTATCAAGAGTAAATGTTTCAAACGGATGCTCACCCTTTTTCAGGTAATCAATAATCCATTTAAGATCATCCTCTTCTTTAATGGGATAGACAACAGTATCAGCGTCATCTTGACCAGACTTATGCCAGTCATCCCAAAGAATTTTTATTCCGCCATACTTAGACTTAAAGCTAGCGCCTTCAACGTCAGCTATTAAACGAGGCCCAGGGCCAGACAAACCAAACGCTGTCTTACCTGAACCAAACACTCCATGTATGTGGAGGAATACTTTCAAATCATTCATCAAGTTCCTTTCTTGTGATCAACTTTCATTACGTATTCCCAATCTTGGTTAGCACTTTTCGCCTCACATGCGTCGTAAAAACTACACATAGAGGGACAAGTCCAAGTAGGGTTAGGTAAGTGTACCACGTCGGAACTTATTTGATGCAACAAATGAGTAATTTCATCCTCAGCTAACTTAATTCTTTCCGAATCAAAACGCATTTCATTAAGCTGAACATAAGGAGGCTTCGCTCGCTTGGTGTCTTTAATCTTTTTAATACGCAGATGACCACCAAAAGAAACAGGCGTATCATACACATGCTCCATGACCACAGCCATCGTACGCATCTGCCAATCAGAGTTCATCGGAGCCTGATCAACAGAAGCACCAGTCTTAAAGTCAATGATACCTAACTGTTCAGTAACCCGATCACGTACAATAAGATCAGGGCGACACCTAAGCTCCCAACCCAAGTCAATATACCAAGCATGATCTTCCTCCATAGAAACAATGTCATAACGATCAAAGAACTTATCTTCCTCAAACCAAAGAAAAGTATTAAACGCCATGACCTTAGCGTAAGGAACTATCTTCTCATATATCTCAGACTGCACAATCTCATTATCTGAATAAGCCGCAATCCAAGAATCAATCTCACGCTTCGCTACCTCCATCGCAGACATAGGACCATACTCAGGCTGAACCATAACAGGTATACCAACCTCAATAAGGTAATGCACCAACGAACCAAGGCACATAGCATTAGCTTTCTTAGGCCCATCATACTCCCAGCCATCTTCACGTGACCACTTAAACTTACGAGGACAAACACTGTACGTCACCAACCCAGTAGCGGACACACTGATCTTGCCTGCTGGGTTAAGCCGTTCACCTTCCTCATTGAATCTTTCTATTACTGTGCTATTCATTATTCTCCATTCTTTTGAACTGCATAAGAGCTTCAGCTACGCCACAAGAAGGACATATCCTTGTCTCGTTATCCAGTCTGCTTAACGCATAGTAGGGTTCTTCTATTGTATCTTGACACCAAGGACAATTACTCATGAATCGTGTACCTTTCCTTAATTGAATTGGCTAGCTTGTCGTTCATATCTATAACGCAATCATCATAGTTATCGAACCAGCGACTGCCCCAAATAGAACATGAAGCGCTATTGCCAGCATCTTTACAGGCATTATCGACAAGGATACTGTTCATAAACTTATGCTCATTCTCCACGCCTTCAACTTGCTTAGACTTGACATAAGCATGGACAATTAGATTCTGCCCATGATCATATTCAAGTGTTGTCGAAAGAACTTCTGTCTGGTTCTCCTCTTTATCTTCTTCTTTACGCATAGGGTAAGTCATAACTTTTCCTTTCTTTTCTGTTTTTTTATTTAATTATTTAAACAATGCCAGGGCGATAATCTTTTTCAGCAACACGCTGACGAGAAAAAGCACCGCATCCCTTACATTGATATTGAATATATGTCATAGTACGAGTACGTCTATAACCACGACGAATAACCTGCTTATGACCACACGTAGGACAACCATTCTTTTCGGTATACATATTCCAATTAGGATGATTGTTCATCCAAGGGCGTAACGCCATGTACACGTCGTACAATAAATTAATATCCTGCTTGTTGTACTTGACCATGGTTTTCCATGCCGCAGGATCACCTCGCATACAGCCAGCCCACGTTTTAAAACCACCAGTGTCAGTCTTTACACCAATGTCTAAGTACTTACCTAAACTATTAAGATGATTAGTGGTGAACTTAAAATGTCTACGAGCTAGCTTGAGAGTATCAATAGAATTAACAGGAGATGCAGGACCAAGCCCATGTTTAACAAACCTGGCGTTAGCTTTTTTGTAATCAAAAGCATCTCCATTATGAGCGACAATAACATCAGCTTCATCAAATAATTCATGCAGTTTCTTTACTACATGGAAATCATCTTCAGGATCTTTAGCATATGTCTTAGGGAAATCAGGAAGAGCACACGCATGTATAGTTTTCTGATGACCCCAACGCCAAGCAAAACAAAGGATGTACCACTCACGTTCATGAGCTATAACATCCTGTTGATAATGGCCCCACACATACGCCAAGTTAGGCGCAGTTTCAATGTCATAAAACAGAATCTTAGGTTCCACTAAACATCCTCAGCTAACGTGCGTAACCTGACTGTAGGCCAACAGAAATCCATACCGTCATACTCATCAGCGAGCTGACCAAACAGTTCTCCATCTTCAGGTGCATACAAGTCATGGTTAGCGCAGTAGTTAGATGTGCAATACCCTTCTTCAATTCCGTATCTGAGCCAAGCTCCGAACGTCATACCCATGGATTAGAGTATACTACCAATCCATGTCTTCTTCATCATCTTCGTACCAAGCGTTAGGCCTGATGAATCTAATCACCATCTTTGAGATGCGACCATCCTCTACATCAACGTACACAGGATAAGAACCATCACCGTAGCCAGTACTACATACTGCACCAAGGTTAAATGTTCCAGCCATCTCATCGCTACATGAAACACTACAAGCATCTTCATATAACTTGTTTAACTTTTCATCCTTAGTATTATTATCAGCCAGAATATAGCAAGGATCTATTAACATCATCTGACCTGAGTCAACAGGTATCTCACCTATCTTTCTTAAATTACCCATTATCTTTATTTCCTTTCATTAGATAAAGCTTCAAAGTATTCTTCATACACCTTTATTTTATTAGACATATGCAAAGCAAGGTGCTCCTCTACAGTGTCTTCAGCTCGGAGGGATATAGCAGGGACAACATGAGTTGAACCTACCCTACGAACACGACCACGACATTGAATGAACTGTTGTAAGCTGGTTGGTTCCTGAGCGAACACAAGCAAACCAGCGTTAGTAAGAGATACAGATTCAGACATCGTGCCACTAGTACAA